TTTGACTTAAACTCACTGTATCCTCATTTGATTATGCAGTACAATATGTCACCAGAGACTCTTACCGATAATCATGAAGATGTAACTGTTAAGAAACTACTTAATGAGCAATATGATTCCACATATATTAAACGCAAAGATGTGACAGTTGTACCTAATGGTGCAGTGTTTAGTAAGAAGAAACAAGGATTCTTACCAGAGTTAATGGAACAGTTCTACGATGAAAGGAAGTTATGGAAAGGTAGGATGATTGAAGCATCAAAGAAACTACAAGTAGAAACTGATCCTAAGAAGAAAGAAGAACTACAATCCATTATAACAATATGTCATAACAATCAGATGGTGAGAAAGATTTCTCTTAACTCAGCATATGGTGCTCTCGCAAATCAATACTTTGCTTTCTTTAACCTTAGAATCGCAGAGGGTATTACTACAGCAGGGCAGTTATCTATACAATGGATTGAGAAGAAGATTAACGAATGGTTGAACAATCTACTTAAAACTGATGACGATTATGTTATCGCAATGGATACGGATTCAGTGTATGTAAGGTTTGATGAATTGATACAGAAAGTGAATCCTAAGAACCCATTACAATTTTTAGATCAGATTGCTAAAGAAAAGATAGAACCCTTTATTGATAAGTCTTATCAAGAACTTGCCGAATATGTAAATGCTTATGATCAAAAGATGCAGATGGCAAGAGAAGTGATAGCAGACAAAGGTATCTGGACTGCAAAGAAAAGATACATTCTGAATGTACTTGATGACGAAGGAGTTCGACTTGCCCAACCTAAGTTGAAGATGATGGGTATAGAAACAGCAAAGTCGTCAACACCACTATGGGTAAGAAGAAGATTGGAACAAGGACTAAAGGTGGTCATGCAAGGTGACGAAATGGCAATACATAACTTTGTAGAAGAAAGTAGAACATTGTTTAGAGAGTTACCACCTGAAGAAGTAGCATTCCCAAGAGGTGTTAAGGGATTGATGCAGTATAAAGACAATGCTAACATTTACACAAAGAGTACACCGATTCATGTAAGAGGTTCTTTGTTGTACAATCATTATCTAAACAAAAAAGGATTAGATATGAGATACAGTTTGATAAAAAATGGTGAGAAGATCAAGTTCTGTTATCTAAAACTTCCTAACACTATTAATGAAAATGTAATTGCTTTCATTGATTTCTTGCCCAAAGAATTTGATTTACACAAGTATGTTGATTATGAAATACAGTTTCAAAAGTCTTTTGTAGAACCTCTACAGGCAATACTAGACACTATAGATTGGAATGTAGAACCAACTGCTAGTTTAGATAGTTTCTTTGCCTAAATAATTAAATTGAGGAATAATTATGTACGAATATAATGCTAAGATTTTAAAAGTGGTTGATGGTGATACAGTAGATATTGACATCGACTTAGGATTCGACATCGTTTTAAAAGACGAAAGGGTTAGACTCGCAGGTATAGATACACCTGAGAGTAGAACACGCGATCTTGAAGAAAAGAAGTTCGGATTACTATCAAAACAATTTCTTAAAGAGAGACTTGTAAAAGGGAAAACATACAAGTTGGTCACTGAGAAATACGATTCCAAAGGTAAGTTTGGTCGTATCATAGGTGACATTCATATCTTTAATGAAACTAACAAAACATGGAAATCAGTATGTCAATTATTGATTGAAAATCGTATGGCAGTACCATATCATGGACAGTCAAAAGACGACATAAAAGATTTACATGAAACTAATCGAAAGTACCTTTACGAAAAGGGTATTATAGATTAGAATATAACTATGGATCATAACTTAATAGATATAATCTTTTTTGGTTTCTGTTCAGCGATAACTGCATTACTTCTGTATATGGAGTATCAGATATCTCAGATCAAAACTATGATGGAAGAGCATATTAAGTATGATCAAAATTTATGTAATGGAGAAGTGAATGAGTTTTCTAAAAGATCTAGTAAAGGCGACAGGGAATGAGTATGCCAATGTTGTATCAGATGGCATAGAAGCAGGTGATGTTGACGGATTTGTCGACACTGGTTCTTACATTTTTAATGCCCTTTTATCAGGTTCACTGTATGGTGGACTTCCCGAAAATAAAATAACTGCGATTGCTGGTGAGTCTGCTACAGGTAAGACTTTCTTTGCTTTAGGTATTTGTAAAAGATTCCTAGAGGATAATCCAGATGCAGCAGTTATGTACTTTGAGTCAGAGTCAGCGATTACTACTCAAATGATTGAAGAACGAGGTATTGATCCCAATCGTATCGTTATCGTTCCAGTTGTAACAGCACAAGAGTTCCGAACTCAAACGATCAAAGTCATTGATCGTTATCTAGAAACAGATGAAAGTAAAAGACCCAAGATGATGTTTGTCTTGGATTCACTTGGTATGTTATCTACAACTAAAGAGATTGAAGATACTGCTGAGGGTAAAGAAACAAGAGATATGACCAGAGCACAAATACTCAAAGGTGCTTTCAGAGTTCTAACTTTGAAACTTGGTCGAGCAAAAGTTCCAATGATAGTAACAAACCATACATATGACAGTATTGGTTCATTGTTCCCAACTAAAGAGATGGGTGGTGGATCAGGTCTTAAGTATGCTGCGAGTTCTATAGTATTCTTATCAAAGAGAAAAGAAAAAGATGGTAAAGATGTTATTGGTAATATCATCCACTGTAAGAATGCTAAGTCGAGGTTGACTATTGAAAACAAAATCGTAGATACTAAACTAATGTATGATAGTGGTCTAGATAGATACTATGGTTTACTTGAATTAGGATTGAAGTATGGTGTGTTTAAACAGAAATCCACCAGAATAGAATTGCCAGATGGTACTACACAATTTGGTAAAACAATTAACAACAACCCTGAGAAATACTTTACTCCAGAGATCATGCAGCAACTAGAAGATGCTGCTGGCAAAGAGTTTAAGTATGGTGGGGCAGTTGAATTTGATAAAGAAACAGGAGAAATAACTGATGAAGAATATACTGACAAGTCTTAAAAACTTCTTCATGTCTGGTTATGAGAGAATCCGTGCTAGAGATAGCAAGGGCAGATACATCGCTGATGATCCTCGTACCAAGTACACGAATGAAGCATATACAATCAGAAAGAAAACAGTCGCCAATAAAAAGTAAATGTCAGATAAAAGATTAGAGTTTGTAATACTAAAAAACTTAGTTAAAGAGGATGTCTTTGCTCGTAAAGTTTTACCATTCATTCAAGATGAATACTTCGCAGAAAGAGACGAAAGGTATGTCTACGAGCAAATCAAAGAGTACTTCACCAAGTACAATACCATTCCTACAGTAGAAGCATTGGGCATAGAACTTGATAGTGCATCCATGAATGATGCAGATTTCAAATTAACCAAAGTCATTCTTGACAAACTTTACAAAGACAACGATGATACACCTCTCGAATGGTTAGTTGAACAAACTGAGAAATGGTGTAAAGATCGTGCTATCTACAATGCTGTTATGGACAGTATTGAAATCTTAGATGAGAAAGGTAAAAGATCGCAAGGAGAAATACCAGACTTACTCAAAGAAGCATTGTCTGTATCTTTTGACACCAACATTGGTCATGACTTTTTGATGGACAGTGATAGGAGATATGAATTCTATCATACTGAAGAAACCAAACTTCCATTTGATTTAGATTACTTCAACAAGATTACCAAAGGTGGTCTGCCAAACAAGACTTTAAATATAGCATTGGCAGGTACAGGTGTTGGTAAAACTTTGTTCATGGGACATGTCGCAGCAAACTGCTTGATGATGGGTAAGAATGTTTTGTACATTACTATGGAGATGGCAGAAGAAAGGATTGCTGAAAGAATAGATGCTAATCTATTGAACATTCCTATTAGAGAACTTACAGAGTTGCCTAAAACAATGTATGATAAGAAGATTGAAAGGTTGAGAGAAAAAACCAAAGGAAAACTTATCATCAAAGAATATCCTACAGCAGGTGCTCATGTTGGTCACTTCAGACATTTGCTTCAGGAACTTAATCTTAAGAAGGATTACAAACCAGATCTTATAGTAGTTGACTATTTGAATATATGTACTTCTTTTAGAGTAAGACCAGGATCTAATGTTAACTCTTACACTCTGGTGAAGAGTATTGCTGAAGAACTTAGAGGATTGGCAGTAGAGTTTGATGTGCCTGTGTTAAGTGCTACTCAAACTACAAGAGGTGGTTATGCTAATACAGATATTGATCTTACAGATACTTCTGAGTCCTTTGGTTTACCAGCAACTGCTGACTTCATGTTTGCTTTAATTAGCAGTGAAGAATTAGAGCAGTTAGATCAAATGTTAATAAAGCAATTGAAGAACAGATACAATGATCCGACCATGAACAAAAGATTCGTAGTAGGTGTGGATAGAAGTAGAATGAAACTTTATGATTGTGAACAACAAGCACAAGAAGAACTAATTGACAATGGACCAGTCTTTGATCAAACCAGAGCAGGTGGCAAGAACTTTAGTAAATTCCAGGAGTTTGATTACAGTAATGGGTAATGTTACCATTCCAGGATCAGATATAATGATTGATTATTATATCAATCATTTCAGAAAAGAAATACTCATAATCCATTTCAAGCATGGTACATCTTATGTTACTAATGTTTTAAAAGATCAAGGGACCTGGATTTATGGTAGAAGAGAGATAAATGCTAAAGGTGTAGACGAGACATTAGCATTTAAGAAACTGCAGGTGTTTCATTCTAGATATGAAGACTACACTAAATTCATAACAACGAGAGATGTGGAAAAAAGTTTTGTATCTGGTTTCTGTTATGAAATGAGAACAGGACTTTCTAGTTTCATAGTAGATGAGACTCAAACCAAATCTGAATACAGCGAAATGTTAAAAGGGTTTGTGGAATTAGCAGGTGGACCAAAGCAAATGATAGATAGATGGATGAACAAAACGATTCGGAGTAATGGCACCTTTATGTCAGTCTTTTATGCTAATGCATTTCCTGATGTTGCTAACAGTATCATTGAGGAAGTTGATTGCACTATACCCATAAATCAATTAGCAAAATTCTTTACAGATAGGGATATAGAGGTTCCTGATAAAGTTGCTAATGAAACTGATAAGATGATACAAGAAACTACAATGGAAGTCTTTAAAGAAATAGGGGTGATTGATTATCTAAAGTTTAGTTGCCCACAGCAATATGAATACAAAGCAAAACTTTTAGAAAAACCACTTTACGACACTATCTAATTTTTAGTATTATATGATAATGGGTACAATACGACCGAAAAAACTTATAGAATTGTTACAAGAGAAAGTTGCCCTCAAGAAGCAACTCATTCTGCTTAAGAAAGCAGGTGATACAAAGGAGACTAAGAAACTAGTTGCTCAGATAACTAAGATTGAGAAACAACTAAGTTCAAACACCATAAGGAAATAAATAGTCTTATGGCAAAGAATCTCCACCTTGAACATCTAGAAGATGAAATACTGAACACTGGGTTTGTAGGTGCCAGAGGTTCTATATTGTTCCTGATCGAACTACATAAAATGTTGAATGGTAATGCAAAAGGATCATACAACATGACTGTCAAATGGGATGGAGCACCTGCTATCTTTGCAGGAACACATCCTGAAACAGGTGAGTTCATCATAGCAAAGAAAAGTTTGTTTAATGCTAATCCTAAATTCTACAGAAGTGTTCCCGAGATAAACTCAGCAACTGACTTATCAGACGGATTAAAGAAAAAGTTTGTAGCATCTTTTATGTATCTCAAAGATACTATGCCTAAAGGTGCTATCTATCAAGGTGACTTATTGTTCACCGACGACATAAGTGTACAGAATATGGATGGTGTTAAATCTTTCATATTCACTCCGAATACTATCACATATTCTGTACCAGTCGATTCTGATGTAGGCAGAGAAATCAAATCTGCAAAAGTAGGTATCGTATGGCATACCAAATACACAGGCAGTGAGTTAGCAGATATGTCTGCTAGTTTTGGAGTGAACATATCTCAATTCAAAAAATCAAAATATGTATGGGCACAAGATGCTACTTACAAAGATGTGAGTGGTAGTTCAACTATGCCTGCCAAACTATCTTTACAAGTTCGTAATGCTCTATCTAATGCTGGTAAAGCATTCAAGCAAATCAAAGCAGCAGACATCAACAAATTTTTAAAACTACAAAACACTGTGACAGCAAAAGGTGCGATAGGTGGATCATATAAAACCTATGTCAATAGCATCATTAGAGAAAGACGATTCAATCCATCTGCTCAAGAATACATAAACTATGTAGAGCAATATTGGGCAGATAAAGTAGTGGCACCACTTAAAACTGAAAAGACCAGAGCAATCAAAGAACAGATAGGTAAAGATTTGATTAGAGATCTTAAATACCTAAGAGGAAC